CTTTAAAATTTCCCCGGGGGGATATTTCCCACAAACAATTCTACATTCGACCCCTGAAAAGTCGGAGGGAGATGGAGATAAGTGGTGGAGAACCTGGAGTGGTACGACATCTTCCGGGTGTTTACCATCCTATTCTCATCGGTAGGGCTCTACATCTCTGCGCGGAAAGCGCTACAGGGGTGGAGGCACTACACCCGACGGCTCCAGGAGCTCGTCTGGGCAGTTCAAGCGTTCTTGATTCTGATGATCGAAGGCTCACTTGAGGCCATCATCAGAGGACTCGAGGGCGGACCCCGCACAGTCCTCAGTCTCATCGTCTCGGCCGTATTCTTGCGCGCCGTCTCACGCGATGAAGGCTACCTGATCGATGAAAAGGAGATTTGACATGGAAGTTCTCTACTTCGCACTCTTCCTCATTGCTTTCGTTTTGCTCCTGCTCGACAGCTTCGCCGGCTCCAACCGCGAGAACATCCAGACGCGGCTCCTGCCGCTCGGCCTCGCCGCCTGGGTCCTCGTGCTCGTGATCCAGTCCTACAAGGCCATCTAACGCTGCTCTCTAGGGAAAGGAGGCGTTATGGCATCCCGTCGTGTAGTAGAACACAAGCGGCGGCAGCCGCCAGCGACGACTCCTGAAGCCCGTGAGAACCAGGTCATTGCGGGGGCATATGACCTAGCTGAGCAGCAGATCCTGGACGGCACCGCGTCGTCACAGGTCATCACGCACTTCCTCAAGCTTGGTTCGACTCGAGAAAAGCTCGAGCAGGAGCGTCTCGGTCACGAGAACTCCTTCCTCAAAGCCAAGACAGAGGCTCTTGAGTCGCAGAAGCGCGTGGAAGAGATGTACTCGGAGGCGCTCGCGGCGATGAAGTCGTACTCGGGCACACCAGTAGATGGGGGAGTCGATGATTAGGACGTACAGCGAGCTGATGGAGATCGACGACTTCGAGGAGCGTTTTGCCTATCTCTCTGTTCGCAGTGAGGTGGGCGTCTCGACCTTCGGCTTCGAGCGATACCTGAATCAGCGTTTCTACACGTCTCGCGCGTGGCGACAGCTTCGCAACGAGGTCATCGTTCGCGATGGCGGTTGCGATCTCGCCTTCCCCGGCCGGGAGATCTACAACAAGGTTGTCATTCACCACATGAATCCTGTGAAGGTGGATGACATCACGCATGGAGATGGTTCGATTCTCGATCCTGAGTATCTCATCTCCACCTCACTTCGTACCCACAACGCCATCCACTACGGAGACGAGCGGCAGCTTCAGAAGCCGTTTACCCCGCGCGCGAGCGGCGACACGAGACTCTGGTAAGGAGATCTTCATGCCACAACGTAATGCTGTAATCGATTTGCTCCGCAAGGCCGGCGTCGAGTGCTACACGCGCAAGGAGTGGGGGTCGAAGCAGCTGGCCGCGTACATCAAGCGGCGCAGCACCCACCCGATGCCTCCCGCTCCCGCGAAGTACCACTTCCTTCACATCACGGTGACCAACGACACCGACACGGTCCTCACAGGCAAGGCCGGTGCCCGACAGATCGAGACGTTCGGTCTGTCCTCGCCGCCGCAGGTCTCATACCAGGACCTCGTCACCAACGAGGGTCGCTACTTCCAGGGACAGGACTACGGAAACAAGGGAACGCACACCGTCAACGACAAGCGGGTGCCGCCCTTCAGTCGAGACCTGAACCAGGAGGGTTACGCCCTGGCGCTCATGCAGAACGTGAACGACGCGGTGACCGACAAGCAGGTTCGTGTCGTCGCCATGGTGTTCGCAGCGCGCGAGCTTACGGGTTGGGTGCGCAAGGGCGCCCCGGTCTACCCCCATCGGAAGTTCGCCTGGAAGGGCTGCCCCGGCGACAAGGCCATGGCTCGACTCGCCGAGATCGAGCGGCTCAAGAACGACTTCGTCAAGAAGGGGACAATCATGCCGACGCAGCCGACGGAGACTCGGGGCAAGGCTCTCGACGAAGCCTTGAAGAACCTGCGGCTCGCCAAGAAGAACGCCAAGTCGGCGGCTCGGATCGCCAAGATCCAGCGAGCCATCAAGGCAATCCTGGAGATCAAGCCGAAGTAAACCAGTCAAAATGGCAGTGAAAACGAGGAGGTGACCACATGACGGACAGCATTCTCAACTCAACCAAGAAGGTTTTGCAGCTTCCAGAGGACTACACGGCCTTCGACCCGGACATCCTGATGCACATCAACTCAGCGTTCGCCACGCTGAACCAGCTGGGCATCGGACCCGACGATGGGTTCGAGATCGCCGGTGCTACTGAGGTGTGGGCCGACTTCCTCGGAGCGAACCCGAAGCTCAACTCTGTTAAGACCTACGTAGCCCTCAAGGTGAAGATGGTCTTCGACCCGCCGCAGTTCTCGTTCCACACGAACGCACTGCAGGCAGAGATCGACCAGTACGAGTGGCGGCTCAACACCTACCGGGAGTCCTACGCATGGGTGGATCCGGATCCAGAGCTCGACGACCAGATAGTCGTCATCGACGGCGGAAGCGCATAAGGAGGAAGCATGACATACACCATCAAGCTCCGTCGCGGAACCGCCGCAGAGTGGACCGTTGAGAACCCAGTTCTCGCAAGTGGAGAGCCGGGCCTCGAGAGCGACACGGACAAGGTCAAGTACGGCGACGGATCCACCCCGTGGAACTCGCTGGAGTACCCGCCCGGTGGAGAAGGCGGCGGAGGTGGCGAGCCCGGCGAACACCCGAACTTGGCTGCTCACGACAGCTTGGGACTGGCCACCCAGACCGAGCTGAACGCTGTCGGCGCTTCGGTGGTCCAGCGAGCGAACCACACTGGCGTGCAGACAAGTGCAACCATCAGCGACTTCACGGAAGCTGTTCAGGATGCAGTGGGTGCTCTGTTGGGCGCCGGCTCCAACGTCACGCTCAACTACAACGACGCGGGCAACACGCTCACCATCGCTTCATCGGGTGGTGGAACAACCGACCCCGAGGCCGTGCGAGACGCCATCGGCGTTGCTCTGATCGGAGCGGGTCTGATCGGCATCAGCGTCAACGATGCCGGCGACACCATCACGATCAGCACATCGGCAACGCAGAACTCTACGGACGCTGCGCTTCGCGACCGCGGCTCGCACACGGGCGCGCAAGCGATCGGGACGGTGACCGGCCTTCAGGCAGAGCTCGATTCTAAGCTGGAGGCCGCAGACCTGACGCTTCTCGACAGTCGTGTCGATGCTGTCGAAGCGGCTCTCCCAGGCAAAGCAGCGGCCACAGACGTTACTGCGCTAGACACTCGGGTCGACGTTCTCGAGGGCTTCAACGGCGTGCTCGTCCTTGAGGCAGCTGAGGCGGTGCCCGGCGGTACTCCCGCTGGGACGGTCATCGTTAGGTGGACGTAATGTCTGTGACGCCTTTCTACACAGACTTCTCGGAGTTCACCACGGGCACCTTCCTGCCGAAAACCGGATGGGAGAGTGGGGACGCCAACAAGAACCTCTGGCAGATCTACAACTCCGGCGGCTACGCGGTTCTCTACTGCGGACTCTCGGCCGACACCATCGTTCGAGACTCTGGCGAAGAGAACCATCGGGTCAAGGCTCGACTCAAGACCAGTACGTCCTCGAACAACTCGATCTCGGGTGTCTGCGCGAGATGGGTTGACGCGACGCACTATGCCACGCTCGAGTTGGTACGCCACAACGGCGGCATCGGTGGCGTAGCCGAGCCCGAGAACAAGTACTCGATCGCTATCCGAAACGGGATCGGTCACTACGAGACGGTCGTTCCGGCGGACATCCAGTGGGAGACCTTCTACGACGTCGAGTTGCAGATGATCGGTCCTCGCATTCTCTGCTTCGTCGACGGCGATGTTGTTCTCGACAAGATCATGAACAGCACCGAGCAGGCGGCTATTGCCGGTGGTACAAAGTGTGGACCGATCAACTTCGCCGGCAACGCCAACTTCGACTCCCTCGAGATCACCGATCCGACCGCCGTCGCATGGTCGCATTGGACTGGGTCAATCGAGGAGCCGTTGTCCATGCCCATGATCTGGAATGGGACCGCCGAAGTGCCTGTCGGCGGCGTCGAGATCACCACGTAGAGAGGAGGAACCATGGAAACGCTCGAGCAAGTCTTGGCGCATTACGGAGTCAAAGGAATGCGCTGGGGCGTTCGTCGGCGCCGAGGAATCGGCAGCGACGGGCCGGCAGAAGTCACGGTCAAAGTCAAGCCCGGCAGGGGTATCACCAAGACCTCCGGCGGTCATGGTCACCCGATCTCCGACCAGGCCGTTCGCGCGGCCGCGATCCGTCAGGTTGCCAAGGTTAGCAGTACCGCCGCCTTGGACAACAAGGACCTGCAGGACCTCATCACCCGCATGAACCTGGAGCAGCAGTACGCCAGGCTCACTGCGAAGAAGAAGTCAGCCGGCAGGTTGTTCGTGGAGAAGCTCCTCAAGGACACCACGAACCAGGAGATGGCCAAGCTGCAGAAGGGTGAGGAGTCCAAGATCATCGGGACCGTTCTCGCTGCAGGGAAGAAGATCAAGAAGTAGAAAGGAGGGTTGGCGATGAGTCTTTCAAACACGGCGATGCCGGTCTACTACGGCCAGTTTCGTGCAGCGGTAGTCCGTGGTGATATTCCGGTGAACCGGGAGATCTCGATGGAGATGAACCGCATCGATGATCTTGTCGCCAACCCGAACATCTACTACGACGATCAGGCCGTTGAGGGGTTCATTCGGTACTGCGAGAATGAACTCACTCTTACTGATGGAGGTGATCTTTATCTCCTCCCGACGTTCAAGCTCTGGGCAGAGCAGATCTTCGGGTGGTACTACTTCGTCGAACGAAGTGTCTACACGCCGTCAGAAGACGGTCGAGAGGGAAAGTACATACTCAAGACCATCAAGAAGCGGCTGACCACTAAGCAGTACCTGATTGTCGCCCGAGGTGCTGCTAAGTCGATGTATGGATCGTTCATTCAGAACTACTTCCTGAACGTCGATACGACGACAACGCATCAGATCACCACAGCACCAACCATGAAGCAGGCCGACGAAGTCATGTCGCCTATACGCACGGCCATCACGCGCGCACGCGGACCTCTGTTCAGATTCCTCACCGAGGGATCGATGCAGAACACGACTGGCTCCAGAGCCCTTCGCGTCAAGCTTGCTTCAACCAAAAAGGGTGTCGAGAACTTTCTCACGGGATCGTTGCTCGAGATTCGCCCCATGACCATCGCAAAGCTCCAAGGGCTGCGGCCCAAGATCGCAACCGTCGACGAATGGCTGTCCGGAGACCTCCGAGAGGACGTCATCGGCGCAATCGAGCAGGGCGCGTCCAAGATGGAGGACTATCTCATCGTCGCAATCAGTTCTGAAGGAACTGTGCGTAACGGGAGTGGCGATACCATCAAGTTGGAGCTTGCAGACATCCTACGAGGTGAGTACGTAGCACCTCACATCTCGATCTGGCACTACAAGTTGGACGAGATCGAGGAAGTCGGCAATCCTGCGATGTGGGTAAAAGCTCAGCCGAACATCGGGAAGACCGTGTCTTACGACACATACCATCTCGATGTGGAACGAGCGGAAAAGGCTCCAGCTTCACGGAACGACATCCTTGCCAAGAGGTTCGGGATTCCCATGGAGGGATACACGTACTTCTTCACCTACGAGGAGACTGTTCCGCACGGAAAGCAGACTTTCTGGAAGCTCCCATGTTCGATGGGTGTCGACCTGTCGATGGGTGACGACTTCTGTGCATTCACGTTCCTCTTCCCGCTCAGACACGACCGTTTTGGCGTCAAGACCCGCAGTTACATCACGTCCCTGACGTTGATGAAGCTTCCGGGTGCGCTGCGTAACAAGTACGAGCACTTCATCAAGGAAGGCAGCCTTCATGTCATGGACGGAACGGTCCTCGACATGATGGAGGTCTACGAGGATGTCGACGCGCATATTATAGCGTCGGAGTACGACATTCGCGCCGTGGGTTTCGATCCATACAACGCCAAAGAGTTCATGACTCGATGGGAAGCAGAGAATGGCCCGTTCGGCCTCGAAAAGGTCATTCAGGGCGCCAGGACCGAGTCGGTCCCTCTTGGTGAGCTCAAGATCCTCGCGGGGCAGCGCATGCTTCGCTTCGACGAGGAGCTCATGTCTTTCACGATGGGTAATGCCATCACTCTGGAAGACACGAACGGAAACCGTAAGCTCATGAAGAGGCGGCAAGACGAGAAGATCGACAACGTGTCCGCCTTGATGGACGCATACGTCGCCTGGAAAGCCAACAAGGACGCGTTCGAATGACATATTTGCGAAAGGAGGTCATACATGGGAGCCAAGGATAGGCTGAGGCACGCTTGGAATGCTTTCCTCTTCGGAGACGAGGAGGACCGACGCAATCCGTTCGGAGACGTTCAGTCAACCTCAGCCGGCGGATACGCCGTCAAGCCTGACCGGATTCGCGTTCGAATGGGCGGCGAAAGGTCGATTCTCGCGTCAGTTCTGACACGCTTGTCGATCGATGTGGCGGCGACGCGCATCCAACACGTCCGTCTCGACGACCAGAAGCGCTACAAGGAAGACGTCGAGAGCTCGCTGAACGAGTGTTTGACACTCGAAGCGAACATCGACCAGGCTGCTCGCCACTTCCGGCAGGACATGGCGATGTCTCTGTTCGAGCAAGGTCTCATCGCGATCGTTCCGGTCGACACAACGCTCAATCCGAACGTGACTGGTGGTTACGACATCCTGACGATGCGGGTCGGTACCGTGTCTCAGTGGTTCCCATCGAAGGTCCGGGTCAACGTCTACAACGAGAAGACGGGCCGTCGCGAAGAGGTCACCCTCAAGAAGAAGTTTGTCGCAATCGTGGAGAACCCTCTCTACAGCGTGATGAACGAGCCCAACTCCACCCTGCAGCGACTGATCCGGAAGCTCAACCTCCTGGATGCCGTCGACGAAGCATCGGCGTCGGGCAAGCTCGACATCATCATCCAACTTCCGTACGTGATCAAGTCTGAAACAATGCGGGAGAAGGCGGAACAGCGCCGGAAGGACATCGAGTTCCAACTCAAGGGTAGCCAGTACGGCATGGCTTACACCGACGGAACCGAGAAGATCATCCAGCTGAACCGTCCGGCCGAGAACAACCTCCTAGCCCAGGTCGAGTACCTGGTGGCGATGTTGTACTCCCAGCTGGGGCTGACGCCCGAGATCATGAACGGTACGGCCGACGAGGCCGCCATGCTCAACTACTACGACCGCACGATCAACCCCATCCTCGACGCAATCGTCGAGGCCATGCGGCGAACCTTCTTGACCAAGACCGCCCGGTCCCAGGGTCAGTCGATCGCATACTTCAAGGACCCGTTCAAGCTTGTCCCGGTCTCTCAGATCGCCGAGATCGCCGACAAGTTCACCAGGAACGAGATCGTCACCTCCAACGAGATGCGACAGGCAATCGGAATGAAGCCGGCCGATGACAAGAAGGCCGACGAGCTCCGGAACAGCAACATGCCACAATCGGAGCTCGGTGCTCCGCCTCCTGGTGGATCGGAAGAAGAGCCAGAAGATCCACCTCCAGCGGCGGCACCAGCCGTCCCCAAGAACTGAAAGGAGACTGTCAAAATGGAACCAGATTTCAGTGGTTACGCCACGAAGGCAGGCCTCAGGTGCACGGACGGCCGGGTCATCATGCCCGATGCTTTCAAGCACCAGGACAAGATGCGCGTTCCGCTCGTCTGGCAGCACGGACATGACGAGCCGGACAACGTCCTCGGCCACGTGGAGCTGGAGAACCGTGCAGACGGTGTCTACTGCTACGCGTACTTCAACGAGACTCCGAAGGCTCAGCACTCCAAGGTGTGCGTCGAGCACAAGGATGTCAACTCGCTCTCCATCTGGGCCAACCAGCTCAAGGAGTCGGCGAAGCAGGTCACTCACGGCTCCATCAAGGAGGTCAGCCTAGTTCTCTCAGGCGCGAACCCCGGGGCCCTGATCGACTACGTCCGAATCGCACACGGCGTCGGCGACTACGAGACGCTCGATGACGAGGCCTTCATCTTCACCGGACTCGAGCTCGAGCACGAGGCCAAGCCCGAGGTGGACGAGGACGCGACGGCTCGTGAGGTCTACGAGTCGATGTCTCAGGAGCAGAAGGATGTCGTTCACATGATGATCGGCGTGGCTCTCGAGGCCAGTGTCGAGCACTCCGATGTTGGCGGCGAAGGTGCCGCTGGCGACAAGCCGGAGGGCGACAAGCCGGAGGGCGACAAGCCCGAAGGTGAGCAGGAGAACAAGCCGGAGGGCGACACGCCCGAGGGTGAGCAGAACGGTGACAAGCCTGAAGGCGAGAAGCCCGAGGGTGACGCCGGCAACACCGACACCAACGACGAGGACTCCCTCGGACACAAGGAAGGTTCACACATGCCACGCAACGTCTTCGAGCAGGGTGCCGACGCCACACGGACCGGCGGTCCCACGCTCACCCACGACCAGCTCCGAACCGTCGTCTCCGACGCCGAGAAGATGGGCTCCTTCAAGGAGTCGCTCCTCGCGCACGCGGAGGAGTACGGCATCACCAACATCGAGCTCCTCTTCCCCGAGGCGCGGATGATCGACAACAAGCCGGAGTGGATCACGCGCCGGATGGAGTGGGTGAACACCGTCCTCGGCGGCGTTCGCAAGCTCCCGTACAGCCGCATCAAGTCGATGTCGGCCGACCTCACGCACGAGGAGGCTCGCGCCAAGGGGTACATCAAGGCGACGCTGAAGAAGACCCAGTTCTTCGCGCTGTCCGGTCGAGAGACCACCCCGAAGACCATCTACAAGAAGCAGCAGCTGGACCGTGACGACATCGTCGACATCACGGAGCTCGACGTCGTCAACTGGATCTGGGGCGAGATGCGCTTCATGCTGAACGAGGAGATCGCCCGCGCGATCCTCGTCGGCGACGGCCGCGAGCCCGACGACCCGGACAAGATCAACGAGAACAACATCCGGCCCATCGCGCAGGACGACCCGTTCTACACGGACGTCGTCAACCTGCCGGCGGAGGTCACCCCGGACGCTCTCGTCGAGCTCGTCATTCGCTCGCGCGAGCTCTACAAGGGCTCGGGCAACCCGGACGCGTTCATGACGCGGTCGATCCTGAACGACATGCTCCTCCAGAAGGACAAGATGGGCCGGCGGCTGTACCGCAACCGGTCCGAGCTGGCGGCGGAGCTCGAGGTCAACTCGATCACCGACGTGCCGGCGATGGAGGGCGTCACCCGCGACGAGGGCGAGATCCAGATCCTCCTCGTCAACCTGTCCGACTACTCGGTCGGCACGACCCGCGGTGGCGAGATCTCGACGTTCGACGACTTCGACATCGACTACAACCAGTACAAGTACCTCATCGAGGGCCGGATGTCCGGCGCGCTCACGAAGCACAAGACCGCTCAGGTCTTCGTGCGGGCCGACGGCACCCTGGTGACGGCTGACCTCTCCGCCCCGACGTTCAACTCGGGCACCGGCGTCGTCACCATCCCGACCCAGACCGGTGTGGTCTACAAGAACGAGGACACGGACGCCGTGCTCTCGGCTGGTGCCCAGACCGCTCTCGCGAGCGGTGCCACCCTCTCGGTCAAGGCAGTGCCGGCCACCGGGTACTACTTCGAGCACAACATCGACACGGACTGGGACTTCACCCGCCCGTAACCCGAGGGGTCCAACATGGCGAAGTTCTTCGGGAAGGTCGGATACGCGCACGAGAACGTCGAAACCGCGCCGGGTGTGTGGGCCGATGTCATCGTCGAGAAGTCATATTTCGGCGACATCATGCGGAACACACGCAAGCTCGACGAGGGAGAGAACCTCAACAAGGATCTCTCAGTCGGCAACGAATTCAGCATTGTTGCTGACGCGTACGCGAACGAGCACTTCCACGCCATGCGATACGTCGAGTGGGCGGGGACTCTGTGGACGGTTGATACCGTTGAAGTCCAGAGTCCCCGCCTTCTTCTGTGGCTAGCAGGTGTTTACAATGGCCCAAGGCCGATCGCAACTCCATGATCTACTGATGGGTATCTTGGGGTCGCGTCGCGTTTACTTACAGCCGCAGATC